CCTTGTGTACTTATGGTTGCGTCCGTCTCACGACGGCCTAAGCGTCCAGCTTAGGCAGAGTCCAACCGGACTCCAGCGCAACAGCAACCACGTAGCCTCCTAACCGCTTGACGGAATAGTGAGGTGAAGGCTCTCTCTCTGGTACGGGGAACAAGCTGCGAAGCTTGTGGAATCCCCGATAAACCGCGGGTTCGTACCGCGGATCCTCCTTCTCTAGGAGGTCCAAATGAGACACGTCCCAGTCCTGGCGAGTTTTCAGCCAGTCATGGTAGCGCAGAGAGTCATCTCTCCGTTTTTCATCTGCGTATTGGTATTTGCAGAATTGGAAACGGTAGAGCCCTTGCTTGCTCCTACTTACCGGTGCGAACCGGACTTTGTAAGAGTTTGCAAATCTCAAGAGATCTGACGAGATCTTGAGACCACTGTCGTCGGGGTAGTGATCCGGAACGACCTTTACCTTGATCGATTCCTTCTCAACTAACGAGGTCCAGAGCCGAAAGAACTCCTTGTCATATATGTAAGTTAGCGTGCCGAAGTACTGGACGTACTTCTTTAGAACACGGTTCGCTATCACATACAACCAGGGCTCCAGCGCGGAACCTGCGTTCGAGGTGGGCGCCTTCAAGTAGAAGGGCCTAACTGGCATCCCATGGAGGTAGTCACCACCACAGGACTCTCTGAAGCCGCTATCATCGTAAAAAGATTTTGTCTCATTCACGATGAAGCCCACATGCTCGCAAACCTTGATGAAGGTAGGAGCTGTGGCGGTGGGCAGGATGCAATCGTCGCCAAAGACGGACACCACATCAGCACTCGGCCTCTCAGCCGTGTACCATGAGTAGTGGCCGCCATTGAGCGTTTCATGACATGCCAACCCGAGGGCCCAGAATACCAGGGTCTCTACCGGGAACGTTACGGCATTTCCCATAGTGCTGAACATATTAAGCGTGTGCTCGGCAACGATGTTGCCTAACCCGTCTTCAATGCGGGTCTTTCTTTGAGTCACGCTGTTCATAGCACAGAACCAGTCAGGAGGTGTTAACCACTCAACCAGTTCAAACAACAAGCACGAGCTGGCGTCCTTCAGGTCGATTGTGGCATTACTGCCAGTGATCGACGCGATACACGCCAATTGCTTATGCCGGTCGGGTAGAGTCCTAATATCTAGTCCGAACGACCTTAACCGGTCGGTCATCATTGTCGCTAGCCCCTGCTGGAAGTACATATCCAGTGTTGGCTCGACGTTGATAAACCGATCGATCTCGTCATTCTTCAAGACCGTGGTTGCCCTGGAGCTCTCTTCGAGTTTAAACCTCCGTGTCGTCCCATGTGTCTCCAACATCTCGAGGTGCCTTAACGCAAGACTTTCGCCCAACGTCTCAACACGAGTCCAGTTAACCGGACTCTTCTGCAGGAGCTCAGCCAGTTCGGCTCTTTCGAACCTATGCTCGGCTGAAGGGACCAGGCGCTTGGCCTGTAGACGCTCGTACTGAGCGTCAAGACATTCCGCTAGATCGCTATCGTAGCGGAGGTACTCTCTAAAGAGTGCAACGGCCGAAGCAGACCCGCTTATTGGTAAGGCAAACTTCCTTTCGATTGAGGTGTCCACGAAGGGTACACCTAAGGAGGTTCCGCTGCTGTGTTTAGTCGCAGCAAACCATCTGCCGGTATCAAACGGTCCCAAGACCCGTGCTACGAGTGCACGGGCTCTCAGGAGGACTGCGTCCTCCAGAGATGTCCCCGAGTTAATATTACGGATGTGAGGAAATTGAAGTCTTTCCCGCACCCTAGCCAGGTGGCTGTTGACAGCTACGAAGTTGTCAAGGCAAAGCCGGCGTAACTCGGTTTGGTCCCGAGCCTCAGAGGCGTACTTTTTCAAGCACGCTTTACTTTGGCTATCACGGAAATGCTCCTGCCACTGAGTCAACGTGCCATCCGTGGCACCTCGACACAGGTCCAGGTCTATCGCAGATCGCACCGCTGTCGCGATGGGATCCGGGCAAAAGAGCGTTTTCTTCCCTTTCTTACTCACTCGGAGGTCTCCATTTATGAGTTGAAATTTCCCGTTCCCAGGCAGACGTCGGTTACCAGCTGACTAGGCTGGCACCTACCGCCGCCGTGCTGATCACATCGGGCTCAGAAGGGCCCACAAAGTGTTCAGGTTGGCGTTGGTAAGCATGACCGAACCGTCGTTCCGGAGGTCGGTGACGAGCGCTGCAGACGTGTTCACGTCGTAAGCCACTTCAACACTCACGGTGTTGATCACCAGAACCCCCGACGCGAGTGCGTAAGGCCGCTTGAGAACGGCCCGGGCACGCGCCTGGGTGTATCCACTCGGACTCCCCGCCGACACCTTGGGTGCTTTCGCGGTGATGGTCACGATGTCCTGGAGCGAGACCGAGGTCTGCTCAGCGAACGTGTAGGCCATCCCGTTGGGCACGTCAGTGCGGGCGAGGAACGTCCCGGTGCTTCCACCGGTCGGAGTTCCGAAGGTGGAACCGAGGAGGATTGCGCTTCCGTTAATCACGGTAAAGCTCCTTTTCGAATCAGTGCCCCTGTCTAGGGTTCACTGAAGTGGGTGAACGCTTCCCTCTACTTCAGACGAAAGGCCGAGATGGCCAGCGTCAAGAGGTCGGCTACGGATGTCGCGTCCTTCACAAGGCCCCGCATATCGAACACGGGATCAGTGTCGGACAATAACGGTGTCCAGGGATCTCTCTCGTACTGTTTCGACACAGTAAGATAGTCGTCCCCATCCACCACTACGATGTACATGCCATTCGTCCAGATTTCCTCTCGAAAGGTCAGCGTGACCGAACTCGAGCGGGATTTGGATAGAAATGCGGCACGTACGCGTAGAGTCGGATCCACGAGGTTGGTTAAACCCCGTATCATGGAAGTCAGGTCGAGGACCCGGTCAACCATGAACGAGAAGGGCATGACAGCCCATATCGTCTCGGGAACATCGCGGATGCGAAAACCAGCACGGGCCCAACCGGATTGAAGAGGATTTGTCACCTCGTACAGTATCCCGGCTCTCGCTGTGTAAGTGTGCGCCGACCTCCGGGTGTACATGTCGTAAACCACGGGAGCAAGTACAACTTTCACATCTTCAAGGGTTCGATTTTCTTCAACCGAACGGCCCCTAGCAGTCTGCCGGGGGTCCACACGCGGTGTGTACACGTTCAACGCGTCGAAGCCGTCCATGAGTGACCTCACGAGTGGCGTTGCTGCGAACCGATAGGCGAGCCAAACATCGCTTATATCCTGCGACGTATCAGCTACCTTGCGGGCAAGAGCTTTGTTGCTCAGGCGGACCTTGCTGGTCTGCTTGCCTTTAAGGATGCTTCTCCATTCGAGTCGAGCGTCTCTACGATACCTGCGTGCCAACTTGAGTAGGGCAGCAGCGGGGGATTTGAGGAACCGTAAGGTCTCCCTTATCTCCGCTGCGTCTTCCATGAAGGCATAGGGTGTCGGATCCATGTTCCGGATTGCCTGTATCTTGGCTTTCCGGTCATGATAGGATTCGTCGAGGATTGGTGTGGCCCTGTTCAGGGTCATCTCACCAATGGTGCCAGTAAGACCACTCTCGTAGAGAGTGATGCTGCCACCTATCGTCGTGTAAGTCCTATCTAGTTGGGTATGAGTAGCGGTATAACTTCCGCCGCCACACACAACCTTGTCCTTCACCCTAACACACGAGGAATTTACAATTTCACCCCTGGCGGCTTTCCGGTAGTAATCCGGAGTGTTGACGTCCTCGATGGACGCCGATTCGTGGAAGAGAGTCTGGAGCTGTGTCGCGTAGACGCCACCATTTAGGTACTTGGTGAACGTTTCCGTGAACGGCCCCTCTTCTTTTACACGAATTCGCCAAAAGCTCATCTGAGCATCCTCTTGTTTTTCTACGCTAAATCCTACATCTATGTAGGGTATTAGCAGAGCACCACCCCCCCACCCCCCTTAGCTAAGACGGCAACGGTTGCAGGTAAATTACGCCATTCAAGGCTTTTCCC